GCAGTTGGGGTGGACTGAGATTGCTGTCGTGTGGGTCGAAGACGACGAGATCACTGCGAAGGCTTACGCACTGGCAGACAACAGGACTGCTGACCTGGGAACCTACGACGATCAACTGTTGGCTGACATGATCCTTGCTGTTCAGCAGGAAGACGAACAGTTGCTGGCTATGTCAGGTTGGGACGACCAGGCTGTTCAAGACCTGCTGTACATCATTGAAACAGGCGGGCAAATGCCCAACGTGCCAGGTAGCGACGATCAAGATGGTGCTGGACACGCAGTTGATCTGAACGAGAAATACGAAGTTGTTGTGGAATGTTCGTCAGAACAGGAACAGGAAGCCCTGCTACTGCGCCTCTCGTCTGAGGGGCTGAAGGTTAGGGCGATCATCGTATGAGCCAGATCACGCTCACCAGTCGTGTTGAACGAACGCCACGAGTAATGATGATTGAAGGAATGTTCGACATTGAAGCGAACGAGACAAGCAGGACACAGATTCCGCTGAACATTCCCGATCTGAACGCTAAGCCTTGGAACATTGGGTTGATCTATGGTCCGTCAGGTAGCGGCAAGTCCACTGTCGCTAGGCAAATCTTTGGGCAGGAACTGGAACAATGCGAAGCCTTAGCGTGGTCTAAGACAGGCGCAATCGTGGACGACTTTCCTACGAACTTGTCAATCAAGGAAATCACAGAACTGCTGTCCAGCGTCGGGTTCTCATCGCCGCCCTCGTGGCTCAGACCGTACAGCGCACTGTCCAACGGCGAACAGTTTCGTGTCTCACTCGCTCGTGTGCTGGCAGAGAATCCTGAACTGGCGATCGTAGACGAGTTCACGTCGGTTGTAGACCGCACAGTGGCTCGTGTTGGCTCTCACGCAATCGCTAAGACCGTTAGACGACGCAATCAGAAGTTCGTCGCAGTCTCGTGTCACTCTGACATTCTGGAATGGCTACAGCCTGACTGGACATACGAACCGGCCTCAGGTCAGTTCAGATGGGAGTCACTTCAACAACGCCCAAAGGTTGATCTTCAGATCGTTCGCGCAAACTCATCGGCGTGGAACTACTTCGCACGTCATCACTATCTAGACCACTCACTGAATAAGTCAGCCGCTGTCTATCTTGCGTCTGTCGAAGATCAGCCCGCCGCCATTGCCTGCGTGCTTGCCTTCCCCCACCCAAACATCAAGAGCGCACGCAGAGTCTCACGAATCGTCGTCACGCCCGACTTTCAAGGCTTAGGTCTAGCCAATCACGTTCTGGACGCATTAGGCGGTGGATACAAGGCACTGACTAGCCCGCTGTACATTTCGACAAGCCACCCGGCCCTGGTCGCTAGCCTGAATCGCAGGCCAACCTGGGCAATGGCAGTGAAGCCCAGCAGACGGAACCGCCAGGGCGCAACCAGCGCACTTAGCAAGAACGCCTTCGGAACATCAAGCGGGCGCATAACCACATCATTCCGCTACTGTGGACCCAGCAGAAACGAAATCGTTCCCCTGATCAGGGGCTGATAGGCAAGCCAGCACCAACGCACTAACGCACGAAGGAACTACCATGACGGTTGCTATGGCTGACGAATGGGACAACACGCCTGTCACGAAGGCGAGACCCTCGTCTACAGACTTCATGGAAGTCGGCTCGTCAGGGCTACACCAGAACGGCGGTATCGTCGCTGAAGACTTCTTGCGCCAACTTCAGGGCAAGCAGAAGTACGCCAACTTCAGGGAAATGGCTGACAACGATCCTGTGATTGGCGGCTACCTGAACGGCATTGAAATGATCGTGCGTTCAGTGGACTGGTCAGTGAAGCCTGCTGACGAGAACGACGAACGTGCGGTGGCTGAAGCAGAGTTCGTGTCTGGCTGTCTGAACGACATGAGTACAACGTGGGACGACACGCTTGCTTCGATCCTGACGTTCTTGGTGTACGGGTTCTCGTATCACGAGATTGTCTACAAGTACCGTAAGGGTTACACGAACGACGCTAAGACCCAATCGAAGTACAACGACGGACGTATCGGCTGGCGCAAACTGCCCATTCGTTCACAGGACACCGTTCAACGCTGGGAGTTCGACCAGAACGGCGGTATTAGAGGAATGTACCAGTTGGATACCAACGCCCCTGATAAGGGTCTGGTGTTCCTACCCATTGAGAAGTGCCTGCTGTTCCGCACCACAACGAAACTGAACAACCCTGAGGGTCGTTCCATTCTGCGTAACGCCTTCGTCCCCTGGTACTACAAGCGTCGTATTCAAGAGATTGAAGCGATTGGTATTGAACGTGACCTGGCAGGTATGCCGGTCGCCTATGTGCCACCGCAGTTGCTGTCGAACAATGCGACGAGCGAAGAACGTGGTGCGTTGGAAGCAATCAAGCAGATCGTCAGGAACATCAAGCGTGACGAGCAGGAAGGGATCGTGTTCCCGCTTGCCTATGACCCTGACACGAAACTGCCTGCCTACGACCTGAAACTGTTGTCCACCGGCGGTCGTCGCCAGTTCGACACGAACGAGATTGTGACCCGCTACGACCAGCGTATTGCCATGACGGTGCTGGCTGACTTCATGCTGTTGGGCCACGAAGGTGTTGGTACTCAGGCGTTGTCAGTGTCGAAGATTGAACTGTTCCTGACCAGTCTGACTGCGTATCTGTCGCAGATCGCTGAAGTGTTCAATCAGTTCGCTATCCCAAGGCTTATGCGATTGAACGGTGTGAATGAGGAACTGTCCCCGTACCTGACGTACAGCCCGCCGAAGAACATTGACCTGGACGGAATCGCCAAGTACATCACAGCCTTGGCGCAGGCTGGCGCACCCTTGTTCCCTGATCAGGACTTGGAGAACTATCTACGGGGCTTGGCAGGATTGCCTGAAGGTCAAGCAGAAGAAGTCTGACCGTGCCGATCGTCGGCAAGCACCTTCTGAAGAACGGCACTGTTCGTGTTCGCAAGACACGCCAACCTGTCGCACCGTCAGGCAGACCCACAGGGTCGAACCGCCTCACGTCGCTGGAACAGGAAATCTACGACCTGGTTCTGACTGCGTTCGATCGTGTGCCAGCACGAGCCTACGAAACCATGCTGGACGACAAGACAGGCTGGCAGTACGAAGCAATCTTTGTTGGTGCGCTGATGAGCGTTCAGGAAGACATTGCTGACGTTCTTCACCGCCAGTTGGTCACAGCAGGCCAGACCGAAGCGATAGACCTGGGCAAGCAGTTAGCCGCAGAGTTCCGTGCCTTGGAGAAGGCAACCAATCCGACACCTTCACAGTTGGCGTTGGGGTTCAGGTTCGACGTGAACAGCAAGCAGGCGTTGGACTGGGCGAAGCGTGAAGCAGGCCAGTTGATTACCAACATGGGTGCTGAGCAACGCAAGGTCATCGGGCAGTTGATCAACCAGTCCATGACGCAAGGCTTGACAGGCCAGCAGACAGGCACAGCAGTTCACCGTCTGCTGAACGACATTATCCCTGGCACTGAGTACGGCAAGGTCACAGCACGCACCATCGGGGCGAACATGAACGGCCTGACAGCACGATCTGAACAGGCTGTGTGGAACAGAGCGCAGAAGACAGCACAAGACCTTGCTGATCGTGGCGTGACAGGCACGAAGGCTGTCGAAGCCTTGAAGAAGGACACCGACAGATACGCAGAGAAACTACGCAAGTCCCGCGCCCGCACCATCGCCAGAACCGAAATCATTCGCGCCGCTGAAGAAGGCAGACAGGAATCATGGAACCAGGCCATTGACAAGGGGCTGATCAACAAGACCACCGCTACGAAGACATGGCGTGCCGGTCCCTACGACGTATGTCCGATCTGTTCCAGACTTCACGGCACGTCTGTTCCTGTTCAGGGTGAATGGGATAACGGGCTGAAGACACCACCAGCGCACCCGAACTGTCGTTGTTCGATGGTGCTAGGCAGTGGTATCACTGAGCCACCACGCAGGGTTGGTGACGGGACAACTGGCAACCCATTCAAGTTGGAGTTCCCCCAGCCACCGAACGCAAACGATTTCCCACCGTTGCCCACTGGCCCTGGCCCTGTCGCACCGCCAGCACCCGTGCCACAACCAGCACCTGTAGCACCAGAGTTCCCACCTGCGTCACGACAGGTGTTGGAAGACATGATTGACCGCCAGCGTACCGCCGCGATGACCAGCGACGCACTGCCTGAACTGGAAGAATCCCTGGTTGATTACACGAACGGGTCAGGCAACTACAGTCTGGTGAACGACACCTGGCGTGGGAAACTGAACTACGACGATCTGCGCCCCAGCCAGCAAGCGAAGGTTGTCGCCATGACTGACGACCTGGACGAACTGATCAGCGCAAATGTGCGTACCGAAGACAACCTGGTGTTGTATCGCGGTGTGAAGTTCGATGGGCGTGAAGCCTGGGATTCGGTCAAGGTTGGTGAGACATTCACTGAACGTGGCTTCAGTTCCACATCATTCAACGCTGACGTGGCTGAACGATTCGCACGCAAGGACGGAATCGTTCTACAGATCGAAGCCCCACGAGGGACGAAGGGAATCATGCCCCAAGCGTTCCGAACAGGCGATAAGGACTTCCTGCTAGGTGGCAAGGCTTCCAACGAACTTGAATACCTACTTCCCCGAAACACCCAGTACCAGGTTGTGTCTCGCGAAGGAAACGTGATCAGGGTAAGGATCGTCAGTCAGACCGACCCGCCACCGATCAGCACGCTGGCTTCACCGACACCACCTGTCGTTACCCCACCTGCGCCGACACCGCCAGTTGCCCCTACACCTGCCCCAGTTGCCCCACCAGCCCCTGTCGTGCCTGCCCCTACACCAGCACCTGCCCCAGCCACTGCGCCCACCACAGGCGTTTCTGGGCCTGCTGTAGCAACACCAGGAGACACCAACCTTCGTTCGTTGAAGGAAGCGTTCGACGTGCCGACAGCAAGTCGTGGCGAACTGAAAGAACGAGTAGACGGAATCAACAAGGTTCTAGGCGACCTGGACGAACTCGTTGCCTTGCCAGCAGACGGGGTGGCGAACACGACAGTGCGTCTGTCGTCTGCGAAGAACCAGAGCAAGGGCGGTCACTTCAGTGCTGGCGCACGCGGCCCGAAGCCCAGACGAGCCAAAGGTGAGTCGTACAGCAGTTACTTCGATCGTGTTCGTGAATGGACGAAGCAGGAAGTCAAGCCTGAAATCCTGGTCGCTCGTCGTCTGGGTAAGGACATTGGCGAAGAAATGAACTCGTTCGCCCATGAAGTTGGACACCGCTTGGACCTTGAAGGCGACGACTTCTTCACCCGTAAGGCGTGGGGTCGTTTCAAGCGTGGTGAAGGCACACTGTCCGACGCTGAGCAGGCTGTCGTGAACCTGATCGAAGAAGTCAAGAAGACCGAATCATTCCTGCGGTACTACGGCAGAACAACACAGAAGCAGTACTTTGCTTCACCACACGAAATCTGGGCCAGGTCGTTCAGCCAGTGGACAGCAAACCTTACGAACAATGCGAAGATGATTGACGCTGTAGACGACCTGGCGAAGACGTTGGGCTATCAGTACACGAAGGAAGAATGGGACACAATCGGCCCGCTGGTCACAGAAGTTCTGAAGAAGCGTGGCCTACTGAAGCAAGCACAGGAAGTCATAGACGATGTGGTGGACCTGGTGGAAGACATTCCACTGTTGGGCAGATTCACGCCACCACAGTTGAACCCAGCACGTCACGGCCCTGACTACTTCCAGCAGAGGGGTACACAACTTCTGAAGGAGTTCCAAGACGAAGGTGGACTGTCATGGGACTTGAAGAAGAACAACGTCGGCACTCGCCGCCTATGGAAAGAACAGGGCTTCGACGCTAAGCCCACAATCGTCACCGACGCACAGTGGGCAGACCTTGAAGCGTCAGGCTGGCAACCCATCTATCGGGGTATCAACGCAGACAGCGACGAAGAACTAGCCCAGTATCTGCGTCAGTTCATGGAAGGCGACGAACCTTACGCTGGCAGTGGCTTCTTCGGAACAGGCCATTACACGACAGACATTCGTGAATCAGCAGAGAACTACGCCAAGGAAGCCTTGGGCGTTGGTCAGGATCAAGGCGAGAAGGCAACTGGTCAAGTCTTGGACATTCTTCTTCACAAGGACGCGAAGGTGATTGACTATGACGAACTTCAGCGTCTTTACTCACAGATGGATAGAGAACTCAGTGCGAAGGTGGACCAAGTGTACGGACTGCGCTCGGACGGGATTCGTGCGCGCAACTGGGAAGACCTATCACCTGCCGAACAGACAGAAATCGGCAACCTGTATTACCTGAACAACATCGCCCAGGACGACATGGGGCGGTTCGCTACGATGATGGGCTACGACGCAATCAGAGTGCGTAACCCAATCATCAGTCTGACCGATCGGACACCTATCCCCGACACTTACTACGTTGTGCTGAATCGTGGCGCACTAGCAGTCAGGAGTATCTAAGTGGCTACACCAGGCGACACTGTACGTCTATCGCGCAGGGCAGGAATCGTCGTGCGCTATCTGAACCTAGACGCAGTAGACAAGTTCACTCAGGCTGTTCGTGAATCAGCGTCAATCAACCAAGTACGACAGCCCTACCGACGCTGGCTAGAAGACGTGCGCCTAATCCCTATCGAAGCACGCAAGACACGCTTCAACCCAAACACAGGCGAACGCAAACCAATCCAAATCAGGAGTAACCCCGATGAGTGACTTCATCGCTCGTGTCGAAGAACTGTTAGGACCAGAAACCGACTACGACACCACCGAAGGCGTAGACGACACCAGTCGTGGACCCATCTATGACGATGTGTACGACAAGGACGGGAACCGGATCGTCGGCCCGTCTGTCATGGACTGACCTACGCAATCCACGCTGATTCAGGGGCTACCGTAGGCTTGTGGTTTCTGTGCCTTCGTTCGTGTCTGCCAACGCTCGTCGTGGCCTAGACCTTCTGGAGTTCGCAGGCGACGGGCTACGCCCACAGACAGTGCGTGAAGCACGCCAAATGGCTTCAGGTGACATTAGTGCCGACAAGGTGCGTCGCATGGCCGCATGGCTGGCACGACACGCCACAGACCTGAACAGCCCCAGAGCAGACGACTACCTGGAAGGCAGGCGTGAACGACCGACACCAGGTCAGGTTGCGTGGCTGTTATGGGGTGGCGACATTGGGAAGGCGAACCGTGACCGCGCTCAGGCGTGGGCTGAACGCAAGGTTCAACAGTTGATCAGAGAAGGCGAACTGGACAAGGCTTCAGCAGGCCAGATCAGGGAAGGCGTGACTGTCCAGTACGCAGTGCCGAAGCCACCTGACCCGACTGAGTACGCCACAGGAATCGTGGAATCAGTCGTTCGTGAAGGCTCAGTCACCATCGGTGGCGAAACCCTGGAAGCAACAGCAGAAGACCCTGTGGCTCGTGTACGTGTCTACGCCAAGGTAGGCGACGACGAGTACCAGCGCACCGATCGTCTGGTTCCCAGGAACGCCAGCCAGTTGAAGGTCGTCGGGTCTATCGCAGACAAGATCAAGAAGCAGGTTCCAGCCCAAGTGAAGGACAACCTGCGTCGCAAGGTCGAAGACCACAACGCCAAGAACCCAGGCGCAGGCAAGCGTGTGACCCTACGAATGTTGGAAGCAGTGTACGAACGTGGCATTGGTGCGTACCGCACGAACCCTGGTTCAGTGCGCCCTACCGTCACGTCAGCAGAACAGTGGGCCTACGGGCGTGTGAACGCCTTCCTGACCGCTGTCCGAACTGGCAGGTTTCCACGAACGGCGTTCGATACTGACCTACTACCATCAGGACACCCGTTGTCCAGCAAGAAGACCACTAAGGAGAACCCAGCAATGGACCCGCTGATTCCCAGCAACCGGCAACCGAAGACCCTGACGGTCAAGGCGTTGCCTGACAACTACCGTCCTGCTGTCTCTGCTGACGTGCCTGAAGGTCGTGCGTGCGGTAACTGCGTTCATTACAACGAAGAAATGGTGAACGAAGACAACGTGCGTGTCTGGTGCGATCTGTGGGAAGATTGGGTTCGTGGCGATCACTACTGTAACGCCTGGGAAATGGCTGAAGCAGATAAGGGTTATGGGTACGAAATGAAGGGCGACGACGACTACGGCGACGACTACTACGACCCGCTTCAGTCTGTGCTGGACGCATACGGGGCCGCTGTTCGTATGGGCGCAATGGAACTTGCTGAGAAGATTCAAGGCTTGATCGTGAAGGTTCAGGCGATGTACCCAGCAGACATGGGCTACCGCATGGATAAGAACGGTGGCGGTTACAAGAATCCGTTAGTGTGCCTCACGCACGCATACCTGGGACTGCTCATGTGGCCTGACTCGCAGGAACTTCGCAACGAAGTTATGACGATGATTCATGAAGCAGAACGAATGATCATGGGCGGTGAAGGTGAAGACAGCGGTGAAATGGGTAACGACGGCTCTGAGGAATCTGGTCCTGTTATGGGCGGTGGCTACAGCGGTGCTGACCGCATACCTGTTCAGCGCGTTGTACGGCCAGAAGGAGACCAGTTCTGCGTCTACTCGGAAACCACAGGACGGTCGTTCGGGTGCTACGAGACACGCCAGCAGGCCGAAGACCGACTGGCCCAGATTGAACGATTCAGCACCACCAAGTTGGCGCAGGCCAATGTAGGCGAACTCGTCGCATGGCACGAGAAGTGCCACGCCATGAAGATCGTGACACCAGCAGTGAAACTGGTTCACGACCTGATCGAAGACCAGTTGGAATCGTTGGGCCACGCACGCCCCTACGACATTTCACCTGAAGACAAACTGGACCTACTGATCAACAAGAGTGCTGGCCTAGTTCGCAAGGCTGAAGAACAGCGATACACACTCGGTCCTTGGTATGTGCCTGGTGTCGAAGACGCGCACGGCGAGTTCACCGACGAAGACACACTTCAGAAGGCACTGTGGGATTGGGTGCGTGCTGGTGACCGCACGATCTACCTTCAGCATGGCGAGAAGCCAGCAGGCGAAATGGTTGAGATTATGACTGTGCCGTTCCCTGTTGAAGCAGAACTGACTGTGCCGAACCAGGGTGTGTCGAAGTATGCGTTTCCTGCGAACACACCGTTCATGGGTGTGGTGTGGGAACCCTGGGCTTGGGAACTGGTCAAGGCTGGAAAGTTGCGTGGCTACAGCATTGGTGGAAGCGCGCGACGCATGGAAGCAGAACTGCCTGACGACGCAGTGCTGTAGTTCTGCGCGCGGTCAGTTTGTAGTCACACTCTGTTAGAGTGCGATTCGCACCCGCCTCCTTGGTGCTGTCATTGGGACAGGGGTGGCCTGGTTTCTCATGGTGTCCAGGCCACCCCGTTCACCCAAGAACGCAAATGGCCCTGCCACAGCAGGGGGAAACCGTGGCAGGACCGCTTCTAATCACAGCACAACGCAACTAGCGACTGTTGTAACTCACTCAACAACGCCAGCGAACAGCCACTTCCCTTGACCTGTCGGCACAGCAACACACGGCCCTTCAATCTGGCAGTAGACCCTGATCAGTTCATGCGTGTACTCAGCCCCGTATTCACGCACCATGTCGCTTAGATCAAGCATGGCAGTCCACTGCGAATCAGTCTTCACCTTCTCGCCCAGCGGGTTGTCCTCGTCTTCAATGTCTTCCACGAGTTGCCACAGGTCCAATGCCTGATACCCGTCGTCCAGTTGGATACGTTTCGCTGTCACGAGCGTCATAAGAATCATTCGTTCAAGGCGAACACCGTTGTCGTCCAACAGGTATTCAGGTGTCACGAACTCAACAAACGAGTCTTTCCCCAGAATGTGCGCGTCGAAACCACCAATGCCTTTCATCAGGCGGGCCGCGTCACGGGCGTTTCTGAACGCTTCCACAGCGTCAGCCCCTTCAGCCCAATCAACGAAGTTCTTCGGTTGGACCGAAGGGTGGAATCTGCGTGACATGACCATGATTGTACGCCCGTGCTGGTGGCCCAGGTTGCTGGAACCCAGGCCACCTGCCACGATCAGGCGACCAGTGCTTGTGCCTTGGTCGGACGCTTGAAGAATCCGAAGGCGTTGTCGTTCTGGCTGGCTTCGACAGTGGCGACGAACTCAACACGATCGCCTTCGTTCACGTCCAGCGACATGGGCTGTGTTCCACAAACCTTGAAGCCACGATCGTCCAGCACGATCATCTTGAACTGAACACCGAAATCTGTCTCACGGCTGTACAAGCGAACCACTTCACCAGTGATCGTGATTCGACCTTCCACCACAGGCTTCAGTTCCACGACCGGCTGGGCTTCAGTTTGCGGTGCTTCCACGATCAGCGAACGGCGGTACATCTCAACAGCCCACACGATCAGACCGAAGTGCTTGCGAGTGTCACCACTGATCACAGCCACCTTCACGTTGGACTCAAACAGGCTGGTCGCTTCCAGGTTCGTCAGGTAGTTCACTGTCTGCTCAGAAACTTCGTAGTCAGCCAGCACGACCTTCACGCCTTCAGCAAGTTCCTTGGTGAACTCGCTGGGGCGAAGCACAGCAGTGACACGATCCTTCGTGCCTGCGTTGAACTCGTTCGCCTTCGTGTAGCCGTAGACCCTGATCACTGCGTTTGCGACAGCCATGACTTCGATAGCGGCGAACACTCGGCTTGCTGTGCCGTATTCGTCGCTGTCGGTGAACTGGGCGAGGCGGTCCAGCATGATGAAGTAGTCCATCATGGCCTGCGACAGCGTGACGTGGTTGCCCAGGAAGGTCTTGGCGCACTGACCGCCAATGCGCTTGGTGTTGCCTTCTTCGTTCTTCACGACGATGGTCTTGGTGCGCTGGCGGGTCTTGCCACAGTGGTCGCAGGTGGGTGCGACAGTGGCGAGTTCCATCGTCAGTGTGGTGTCGTCTGCGAACTGCGGTGCGGTGCGAACGACGTTGCCTGCTGTCGTGTGGTCCACGACTGCGACGAACTGCCAGCCACCATCGAAGCGAAGGTTCACGTCGTTGATCTTGACGATTGCGTAGGCGGTGGTCTTCTCGTCGGTGGTGTCGTAGTCGTAGCCAACGATCGTGTAGGTGGGAAGGGGGAACTGGTAACGCTTGGCAATCTTGGCCATTTCGGCAATGCGGTCGTCCAGCACGCTGAGAAGGCGGGCTTCGACCTTGATCAGTCCTGCTTCGTTCACTTGGTAGGTGTTCGCGGTTGTTTCCATGACGACAGCATAACCCACCCCATACGACAGAAACACACTGAACAGGGAGATTTCTCAGAAATCTTCTGACCAGGGCAAACACACGAAATCCGTGTGTCTAGCCCAGCGAGATACACAGCCCCAGGCCCAGGTCGCACAGGCTCAGCCTCAGAATCGTCACCAGACACGCCTAGAACAGCCTCAGAGCCACTCACAGCCCCAGAACGCCTGAAGCCCCTGGGACCATGCCCAGAGGCTTCAGAACGGCGGCTAGATAGATCAGCGAACGATCTTGCGTGCCTGGGCTTCCGTGGCGAACTCGTTGAAGGTCAGAGCATGGATCAGGTTCTCGCCTGCGTGACGAGCGATCAGGTCTGCGAGCAGGCTGGCTGATTCGGCTGGGTTGTAGCCCTTGCTGATACGACGTGCGATGAACTTGGTGGCAGTGGTTGTTTCCATGACCTGAATCTTAGGGTGGTTCTACGATAGAAACACACTTATTCCAGAAATAACCTTCAAACCAGGGACTATGCGACCTTCGCCCTAGGCTTCTTCGGCCTGCCACGCTTCGGCAGTGACGCAGGCTCAGCCCCAGCAGGCGGGCTGGACAAGGCTTCGTGAATCGCCAGATCGTCCACCCCACGCCCATACACCAGTTGAGTCACCACGTCACGCTTCTGCTCACAGTCAGCACACCGACAGTCGTCGCTGATCGTCTGCGCTAGGAACCACGCCAACGCCACCACTGGGTCGTTCATGGCTGTTCGTTCGCCCTTCACCTGTTCACCTGTCCATTCCCCTAGTTGGTCCACACCACGTTGGATTCTGACAGCGCGACGAGCATAAGCCTGAAACTTGTCTGAGTGTTTCGGCAGTGCCTGTTCGTTCCACTCGTCCTGCCTGGTCCATCGTCGCACTGTCATGTCAGTACAGCGAGTCCAGGTGTGCGTGGGCTTCGTCTGTGATCGTGCGGTTCAAGCGTTGTTCAAGGTCCACTGGTTTCCCTTCATCGTCGTACCAGGTGTCTGTGCGCTTCTCGTGGCGATAGCCCTGGGCCAATGCCCAGTCGCCAATGTCAGCAAAGTCGTGAAGCCACAGGTAGTGCTGAATCACGTCGTCGTCTTTCACTGCTGTTCCCCTTCCTCATTGCCTGTGCTGAACGTAACAGGCGTGTGTAGCAGACAGATCGTGGTCACTGGCACAAGTCCTTCTTGCTGACTCGCGTCGTGACGACTTGCTCAGTGCCACACTCGTCGCAGGCGAACCAACTTGCGTATGTGCCAGCACGCTTGACTGGTTCACCACACTCGTCGGTGGCCCATTCGACCGTCACAGTCACACCGTCTGTGTGCCGGTATCCGCACTCAACACACTGGTACTTGCGACACACTTCAACATCACCAGCGTTGTCCTTCACTCGTGGCGCAGGGTTACAGATTGAACAGAAGCAACCTGCTTCACCGCGCGTCCAGTGTTCAGACGACTGGGAACCCTCTGGGAACAACTTGGTCCAGCAGGTTGGGCAGAGGGTCGTGGCGTTCACTTGCTTCCCCTCTGGACGATCCGACGCAACGTCATGCGAACCTGTGTGTTCAGCGGGCAGAACAAGCCCTTGCCACAGTCACAGTTCATGCCGTCTTCAGTGACGAAGATTGCGAAGTCTTCGACTTGAAGCGCAAGCGCACCAGTGATTGACCAACGCTTCATCATGCGCTGGGCCTGTGCCTTGGTCAGTTCGCCAGAGTCAGTGAGTTCACGACAGTAGCGAATGACGTTGCCAGGGCTGGTCTGAAGAATCTTGCTGTTCATGGTGTTGTCTCCTGTGTTGGTGTTGTGGGTCAGGCTTCGGTCAGAGTCGCCCAGAACAGGCGGTTGATTCCGTAGGAACGACGGTGGTTGGGCTTGCCTGCGAACGTGGCTGGGCGAACCCAGATCATGTCGCCAGCAATGCGTGTGACCACGCCTACGTTCTGTGTGTTGCCGTTGATCGTCTGAAGGATTTCCATGCCAACCTTGGGGCTGAACTCTGTTTCCATGTCCCCCAGCGTACAACCAGGGTTGTAGTCACGCAACGACCAAACACAACATTCCTCAAGAAATCACATAAGCCCTGATCAGAGGCACAATCCAGCACCCCAAACCCAGGTACAGCCCCAGCCAGATCAGGCCCACTAGCCTGCCCCAGACACCACAGGAAGGCAGACACATGGCAGTCCACGCAGGACGACACGACGAGTGCGAACACCGACGAGCCTACGAACGAGC